GTTTACTGGTCGTTCTATGGTGGCTGTAGATTCAACTTTCAGTGCCAACACATTTGGTAATGTTGGAACATTCGTATTTACCGTAAAACCAGAACCAAAATTAGCCACCACTCGCACTACAGCATCAGCTCAAGAAGTAAAAGCAACAGTATTTGAATTGAGCGATGGTGGAACAAATGCATTAAAACTAATATGGGGTAATAATTCTGGAAACACTACAATACATGATAATGGGGGCAGTTCAATAGTATCTGCTAAACCAGCGGATGGTGGAACATACCGACTAGTAGTTACCCTTAATGCTACTGATGTTAAAGTATATGTTGATGGTACGTTGTTGCTAACTAGAACACTTACAAATACTTTAGACTTTTCAAATGTATCTAGCACGTTAAAAGCTCACATTGGTGCTAGAACACATTCACCATATAATAATAGATATAATGTTGGTGATTTCTATCGTGGTTATTTGGAAAATGTTAATTGTGGAATGTTGAATGGGATCAAACTGATGTTACAAATGATATGGTTGATATCACTAGTGTGATAGCATCTAAACCCGCAATCAACTTAATATCAAGATATGAATTAACTCAATCGTTGGTTGGGTTGGAAACAAAAGATACTCATATATCAGATGATGCTTTAATTGATGGTATTACAAACAACTTTACTAATGGATCTTCAGCCCCATCGTTTGTTGAGGATGAATATTACACCGTGGGAGTTGTTGACGGATTTTTAAAAGATAATGCAACTTCAATTACACACAGATCTAGATTGTACATATCAGCAAATGCAGATACTGCATTCACAACGATTACTAATGCAACAGATGGTTCGAACTTAGTACCATCTACAACTGCTACAGTAACAGAAAAACCAGTATTCTTTAGATATGTTCAAAATAATTTTTTAACTATACCTGGAGAAGCAGTTTGTAGCGTGGATGCTTCTGGTTTGGGTGGACAATCTGTTCAATCCTCGTCTGGTGATATGTCTGTTGAATTTACAGTAACAATATCAACCATGACTGGAGCAATTGGGTTTTCAGATGCGTTATCCCAATCGTCAAACACCCATCAACCATATAATCCAACCAGCTCTTTTATTAAACATTACATTCAATTCAATATTGATGGTACTGTAGATTTGAAGTTTAACGGAAATGATCAATCAGTTGCTAATACAACATATGTTCCAGGTGATATATTTAAAATGGAACGTGTAGGATCATCTGTTTCATTTTATAAGGTGGTATTAGGCGTTCCACAATTGTTATTCACTAGTGGTTCGTCATCTTCTGGTGACATTATGGTATCAGCATGGACACAAACAGCACCAAGCGGTTTTTATGATATGACTATAACTTATGTTCGACCTGATCGCATGGTGGCATTTGGTAGTGATTTGTTATCAACTGGGTTGTATGATCCAGCTTTTATTGGTTTTGATACACCAGTAACAGCATCAGCAAATGGAACACCAGTGGATATTATATCGAACAATACTGCACTGTTCTTGATGGGAGATCCAGCACCAGGAACAGCATATTGGAATACATATCTTGGTATTTTAAAATTTAATGCAGCTGAAATTGGAACAACTATAACAGGGTCTGTAACAATGATTACAGATTTACCATTATAAAAAGGAATTATATATGGCTCGAGTAAGCTTTAGACAAGGAATAGTCAGACATCAAACAGATGGTAATAATAACCCAACGTTTTTACATAAAGTTGGAAATTACGTTAGTTTGATTATATCACCAGATTTAACTATTATTAATTTGGTTTGTGGTACAAAGGATTATTTATACACAGAACATTTAACTCAAACTAATGCTTGGGGACCATTTACTCCAGGCATTAATGCCTGGTTATATTGGGACATTAACACGTTAACAGGAGTTAGAACGTTTGGTTCTACAACATTAGATCCGGTAAATGCACCAGAACCACCACAAACACCTAGTGTCGGTCAGATGTGGTTTGATACATCGTTTAATACTTGGCATGAATGGAGTGGCGCATCTTGGGCTCTAGTAGTTCGATTGTTTGCAGCTCAATTAATAAATGGTACACAGTTATCCAGTATGAGCATACGATCTCCCGAATATGTTGGAACACAAGTGGGATTAACTGTAGATTCGAATCCTGGTTCTTTAGTATTTGATACCACTGGTAGTCCAATATTTGATAGTACTAACAAATTTTTTACAACAGAAGACGTGTTTACTACTGGAGTTCCAACAGGTGCTTCGCTTAAAGTTAATAACATATTGCTACGTGCACAGGCTCAACAAAATATTGCTGCATATAATGTAGTAGTGTATTCTTCATACAACAAAATTGTTCCTGCACTTCCATTTACAATATTGAATCGTGTGTATGGTATTACTGAAGAAGGTGCTGGCATTAATGATATAGTTAATGTTATTACTGAAGGTGTTATATTCAATGAAAATTGGGACTGGCCCGGTGATGGTGCTGATGTAAATGATCCCGTATTCATTGATAATACTGGACAAATTGTATTATCACCAACTGGAGCTGATGCATTACCAGTTGGATCCGTTATTGGTCCACAAACTATATTGTTCGATCCAACATTGTATGGGTTGTCAACTGGTGCTGGTGGATCTGATGATACTATTGTGGGTGATGTGGATTTAATTGTTGACACATTTATAAATCCTGTTACAACAGCAGAATTTAAATTTAATAGTTTGGATTCATCGAGTTATACGGCTATTAAAGCCGCTGATGTTATTCCTGCTAATTATACATTGCAACTACCAGCAGATAAACCACTTCGTGATGGTCAGAAAATGGTAGTTACAAATACTATAGCTGATGTGTATGCATTATAATTTATAGATGATCCATATGATATTACATTTACTCAATTGGGTGTTGTAGTATCTCCTGATATTATAACTCGTTTTGTAAGTGGTAGAAACATAACCATTGCAGAAAATCCTTCTGCTAGTATCGTACACGTTGGTTATTGTAATGTTGCTCCTATTGCTGGGTCTGCTGACTTTACAATATACAAAGCAAATACATTAACAATAGATGTGGATCCACCAACAATAATTGGAACGGTATCATTTCCTATTGGATCAAAATCTGCAACAATATCAATAGGTTCCGTGGATTTAACAGTGAATGATCACGTATATGTTCAAGCAATTAATGCTAATGGAATAGAAGGTCCACATATTACGTTAGTAGGGTATACTACCTAGTAACCTGTCGTCGTATTAGCATAAATACTATTAGTATATTAGAGTTGACTGATATACTAATATACTGTACCATCAACCGTCTGATGAAGGACATCGGACGTAAAGTTAAAGTGCTATGCACATTCCTTTACTAAAATTAGATAGATAGAATAATAATAATAATAGAATTCAAGGAGAATAGAATATGCTATCAATAGACCAATTAAAATCCGCTTTTAAAAAAGAAGAAACCAGTACCAATCGTCCTGGTAACTACTATCCATTCTGGAACATGAAAGTTGGGGAACAAGCAATTATACGCTTTTTACCTGATGGTGATGAAACTAACCCACTAGGTTTCATGGTTGAAAAACTAAATCACAACTTAATAATCAACGGCGAAAATAAAAAAATCCCTTGCCTTAAAATGTATGGTGACGATGACTGTCCAATCTGTAAAGTTTCTGCGGCTTATTATAAAGCTGATGACAAACTTAACGGAAAGAAATACTGGCGTAAGAAACAACATTTGTTACAAGCGTTAATCATCGAAGATCCATTACCAGATGATGCTGAAACAGGTGAAAATTCAGAAGGTGAAGTTAAAATTATCGCATTGGGTTTCCAATTGTTCAACATTATCAAAGAAGCTTTTGAGAGTGGTGAATTAGATGAGATTCCATATGCATACGAAAATGGGTGCAATTTCATTATCAAGAAAACTAAACAGGGTGAGTACGATACTTACGCTGTTGGTTCTAAATTTGCTCGTAAATCTTCTTCACTAGATGAAGATGAAGTTGCAGCATTAGAAGAACATTTAGTTGAATTGTCAACTTTACTACCAGCACATCCAACGTATGAAAAAGTTGAAGCAATGTTGGAAGCTGATTTAACTGCTAACAGTTATGATGATGGTAGTAGTGATGGTGGTGAAGATGAACCAGATGCCAAAGCTCCAGCAAAAAAGACTGTTGATAAAAAACCTGCAGCTTCCACCAAGGAAGATGATGAGCCAGCACCAAAAAAAGTTACGATAAAAAAGAAAAAGGTGGTTGAAGAAACTGCTGAAGAATCAAAACCTGAAGATGACGCACCTGCTGAAACAACCGAAGCTACTGCTAACGATGATGGTGATGAAGAATTCAGTGATGATGCTGCAGCTATGTTAGCAAAAATTCGTAATAGACGTAAACAAACGGCTTAATGGATTTTTTTAAAACCGTAACAAAAGACCTTGAGAAATCTGGTATCCAGGTTGGTTCATCTGAGCCACCACGATACTGGTTTTCTACAGGCAATTATGTTTTAAATCGCATAATTTCGGGAGACTTTTCAAAAGGTATTCCACAAGGTAGAATTACTGCTTTTACTGGTCCATCAGGATCTGGTAAAAGCTTCCTTGTAGGCAATGCAGTTAGAGAAGCTCAAAAAGATGGTGCTTTCGTTTGTGTATTAGATTCTGAAAATGCATTGGATGACGATTTCATGAAAGGAATTGGTGTTGATGTTGAGAATGATTACTATTACGTTTCAGTAGATACAATACCACAAACAAAACAAGTAGTATCACAAGTAATTAAAGGTTTCAAAAAAGAACATGGTGTAGGATCTGATGCTCCTAAACTGTTGATTGTTATTGATAGTTTGGATATGTTAATGACCGAAACTGAAGAAGACAACTTTGATAAAGGTGTAACTAAAGGCGATCAGGGTCAACGTAATAAGCAGTTAAAAGCTATGTTGCGTGAATTTGTTCAAGCCATTAAACGTCCTAATATCAATATGATTGTTACTGCTCAAGTATACAAAAATCAAGATGTTAGAAATGGTGAAGGTGTTTGGATTGTTTCTGATGCTATTAAATTTTCTTTGTCACAAGTAGTATTACTGACTAAACTAAAAATGCGTGATAAAACAACTCGTATTGTTCATGGTATTTTTATGAAAGTTGAAGGCTACAAAACTAGATTTTCTAAACCATTTCAAACAGCTACAATTGATGTTCCGTATGAAACGGGTATGGATCCATATTCTGGATTTTTGGAAGTTGCTGTTGAATTAGGACTTGTTAATAAAAAGGGTGGTTGGCACAATGTTGTTGGTTCTGATGAAAAATGGTATGCAAAAGATTTTGGACAATATGCTGAACCATTATTAAAAGAAGCAGAAGCAATGTCTAGTATATTTTTAGATGCTGGTAACGATAACGATGACGATACGGAAAAACAGGAAACGTCTAAATCAAAACGAGCTACAAAAGCTATTGGTGGATAATTAGTGGTATCCCTATTGTGGGTTGGTGATAAATAACATCAACCCACAATAGGATAATATATGACAAACGTAGCTGAAGAAACATTACACAAAATCAGATCTAACCCAAATCACACTCCTTTAACATTCGATCCAACATCCATCAATATCCATCACACACATAACCATCCTCATGGCTTTTCCATGGAATATACAAATTTGCTAGAACAATTAATAGCACATTTGGTATTCCCAAATGATGATATAGTATACAGCACTGGATACGCACCCGAATATGACTTTACCATAAATGATATCAAATATGAAATCAAAACAACTACAGATCCAAATCAACAAATTTTTATTGAACTGGGTAGACAGGATGGAAAGGATACAGGATTGACCATAACAGAAGCTGATTTTTATGTAATACTGCACAAAACAGTTAATAATAATAACCATATAATAAAAATCCATGTTATCGCAACGGACACTTTGAAAAAATGTAGTGCTGTAGCAAAATCAATAACCAAATA